AAGGCGCGGCACGACCAGTTGCTTACCGCGCTTCGTGCGCTGCTGTTAAGCCGCAAGAATCCGTTTGGCGATATCAAATCGGATGGCACGGTGAAAACAGCTCTCGAAAACCTTGGTTTGGGAGAAGGTTCGGCATTACCCGTTGGCGTGCCTGTTCCGTGGCCTTCCGCCACTCCGCCAACAGGCTGGCTGAAATGCAACGGTGCCGCTTTTTCTGCTGAAGAATACCCGGAACTGGCAAAGGCTTATCCGACAAATAAATTGCCTGATTTACGTGGTGAGTTTATTCGTGGCTGGGATGACGGGCGTGGAGTGGATAGCGGTCGTACTTTATTAACGAATCAAGAGCATGCAGTAATTTCTCATAATCATGGAATACCTACAAAAGTGGGGTCAGTTACTAATATCCCGTATGGAATAGAACAGGTTATATCTGATGAAACCATTTTTTCATCAGCAAAAACAGTTGGTGTGGATTACTGGTCTAACAGTGAGCGAGTTTTTACTTATACCACTGGTGGAAGAAATGGTGCTGAATCAGTGAGTTCACCTGATGCCTCCTCTTTAATTAAAGAAACCAGACCACGGAACCTGGCATTTGCGTATATCGTGAGGGCTGCATAATGGATTACGCTGTATTAAATAACGAATTTATCGCCACCCAAGCAGGAAATATTACGGTTTATAACTATGATGGTGAAACACGGGAATATATTTTCACATCAACTGAATATCTTGCTGTGGGTGTCGGCATTCCGGCATGTTCCTGTTTAGATGCTCCTGGCTCATACAAAACTGGGTATGCAATCTGCCGTTCTGCAGATTTTAACTCATGGGAATATGTGCCAGACCATCGTGGTGAAATCGTCTTTAGCACAGAAACAGGAGAATCAAAAGAAATCAAAGCTCCGGGTGATTACCCTGAAAATACAACCACTATCGCCCCTTTATCTCCATACGATAAATGGGATGGTGAGAAATGGGTAACCGATACTGAGGCACAGCATAGCGCCGCAGTAGACGCGGCAGAAGCACAGCGCCAGTCACTGATTGATGCTGCAATGGCTTCCATCAGTCTGATTCAGCTGAAATTACAGGCCGGACGGAAACTGACGCAGGCAGAAACAACCCAGCTTAACGCTGTGCTGGATTACATTGACGCGGTGACGGCAACAGATACCAGCACCGCGCCGAATGTCATCTGGCCTGAACTGCCGGAGGCGTAGGCCATTCAATATCTGGAGCACTGGAGGGATCAACCAGTTCCAGTGCGTCCAGATAATCCAGCCATAAATTATATTGCTCCAGCTCGTTACCTTTCAGACGACCAATAGCAGCTTTGCCAGGCCACTGATGGGTATTGATGTAGGTATTGGCTTCTGAAACCAAAGATATTTTTTTCATTTCAGCCATCAACACCTCATCCTCTTTTGAAGGCGGTGGGGAATTAATCCATATTGGCCGTCCTGAACTGTCAGCGCCAATTTCTTTCCCTTCTGGATGCAGCCCAAGAAATTGCTCATATGTTTCTCGGGTAATTTCAATAACATCATCTGGAAGCGTTCCCGCATCCTCATATTCTGGAAACAATTCTTGTAGATAAAAACTTTTACTTCCGGGTGAAAAGAATACTGAGTTCATTATTACCGTCCAATGATTAACGCTGAGACGCTGGTATCTGAAGGAAAGGCTGCATTCAGTGGTTTGTCGACTTTGAATACAATCGTATTATTCCCCCGGACAGCGGCAAAAGAACAAACCGCCGTCGCGTATGAACCTGTAATATTACTGGATACACCACCATAGGCTGTTGTTGATACCAGAGGGATAACGCCCAGCACCTTATTAGGAAATACAAAGGGCAATGTGGCTGTGGCAATATAAGACTTATTAGAACCTGTAATGGCATAAGCATTATCAGTCATTCCATTCATCGCCACTGGACCGCTTATACTTACAGTAACCATCTGAGTGATTAGCCCGTCAGGTTGACGAATCACAAAATTTCCATTGCCACCAGTAACCGTCCAGAAAGACATATCAGGGATTTGGTTTTCCCCGTTGCCCACATTCCGTTTTGCCGCTTCTCCCAAACCAACGTTTATGAAAATGCAGAAATAACGAGCAAATGGCATCATTCCTGCTTTTGTCAGGGAGATCTACCATGCTTATTGGCTATGTACGTGTGTCAACAAATGACCAGAACACAGATCTACAACGTAATGCGCTGAACTGTGCAGGATGCGAGCTGATTTTTGAAGACAAGATAAGCGGTACAAAGTCCGAAAGGCCGGGACTGAAAAAACTGCTCAGGACATTATCGGCAGGTGATACGCTGGTGGTCTGGAAACTGGACCGACTAGGGCGCAGTATGCGGCATCTTGTCGTGCTGGTGGAGGAGTTGCGCGAACGAGGCATCAACTTTCGTAGTCTGACGGATTCAATTGATACCAGTACCCCAATGGGGCGCTTTTTCTTTCATGTGATGGGTGCCCTGGCTGAAATGGAGCGTGAACTGATTGTTGAAAGAACAAAAGCTGGACTGGAAGCTGCTCGCGCACAGGGACGAATTGGTGGACGTCGTCCCAAACTTACACCAGAACAATGGGAACAGGCCGGACGATTAATTGCATCAGGAGTTCCTCGCCAGAAGGTGGCGATTATCTATGATGTTGGTGTGTCAACTTTGTATAAGAGGTTTCCTGCAGGGGATAAATAA